CCAGCCTCCGTTCGTGGGCAGACCCCAGTTGTTTGATCCGATGATAGGCTGCGGGAATCCTAGACTCGTGTTCGGCATCACTATCTCCCTAAGCCCACTCCGTCCAACTGTAAAGTAATGCGTTCTGATTTTGTCCGGGAAAACTTATAGCTGTTCTGACCACATAGTACGATCCACTCGGCACTATAAATGTTATGTTTGTAGCCCCCGAAGAGTTGGTTATTGAACCCGTGGCAACTGAACTCGTCGGAGGATATGCCCCTACAGAGGCTTGAATTGTAGCTTGGTTTCCCACCCCATAGGTAATATATCCACTCACTGAAACCGTCATCGGCCACGGCGTTGTATTCTGATAGATCGTTCCGAAACTGCGAAGTCCTGTGACGATATTCATTGTTGGGTTGTAAACCACAGGAGAAGCCGGTACATAGGATGTGCCGTTTCCTGTTAGCACCATCCCGGATGGGGCCGCACCTGCTACTGCGAGCGAGTCCGCATTCACAAGCCCAGTCGTCGTCAGCGATGTGGCATTCATCGCCCCAGTAAAGATTCCATTGTTGCTCACCATATCGGTCACTGCACGAGGCACACTCGAAAGATCGGCGCGGAACATCTGGACACTGACCGCATTCGCAGCCGGGTCGGGTTGCAATGCTCCGACAAATCCAGATGGCCAGCTAACCGTTCGGCCACCCGTTGCATCCTGCGCGAAGTAGAATGCGATGAGTTGCCCCGGTGACACGCCAGAAATCGATGATGCCGTGATGTTCCCCGCAAGCGTCATCTGGAAACCGTTGGCGTCCGCCGCGTTGAATGCAGGAGTCGGAGAGTACCCGACAACCATCACGTTCGGCTCAAGGTCGGCGTCCGTGATGACGTTAGCAAGGACAGCCGCAAGAACATTCACGTCGGCATCACTGGTCGAGTACCCCTTCGCGGCCATCATCTGACAGAAAGCGGCGCAAAACGTGGAGGCCTGATAGCTGAACTTGTTTAGCAACGGAGATGGCACAGGGTTGTTTACGCCATATCCACCGGCCCGCTGCGAGTCAGCAAGATACTGCGCATCGCTCTCCTGATTGATCGCCGCCGGGTTGAATTGGATGAAATCAGTCGTTGCCATAATACCTCGATTCTAAACTATGTCAGATGGCCAACATCCACACCCGCAATAAACGCATTCGATTCGTCAGTCCCGAAGACGGGAAGCGTGGAGAACGCGTAGGAATAATTCACCCCCTCTGGTCTCGGAACGATGTAGCCATTTGTGATGAGGTCTTGCACAATCGACGTGAAAACGCCAGACAGAATGATGACGCAACTCATGTTTTGCTCATCCTGAATGACGATGCGACCGCCGGGGAAGAGTGTTTGCCAGATCGGGTAAAGTTCGCTCTGCGTTCCCTTCCACTGGTTCGCCGCAATCGTCGCTTGGATGAGAATGCGATACGTCGTGTCGTCCAGAACTGGACTGACGCTATCGGAAGGCTGGAAGTTGACAGTACGCGAGACGCCTGCAATCTGCCCTAGAACGTCAAGCTGCACACCCGCCGCGCTGCCAAGATCGAATGCCTCAGTCATCAATCCATTGCATGTCATCACGTCCTCGAATAGCTGGATTGAAGATGTGAGATTCGCAAGGAAGTTCGTCGCCATGCGGTACTCGGACGTGACGAGCGCGAGGTAGTAGTACAGCGAAAGGCTATAGATCGGCCCACCGTCAGCAACGCCATACTTGCCCGATCCGTACCCGCTTTGTCCATAGAGAGGCATCGGTTAGCTCTCCGTTATGAGAATGTTTGCCGACGCGCCAGATGCAACCTGATAGTAGTCGAGCGTGATGTTCGCCGTTCCCGATGGAGACGAGGTTATCCCAGTGAATAGCGACGTGATCGAGAATTGCGGATTGACGAGGCTTGGCATCACCGACTGCGCGACGGAATATAGCGAGGAGAACGTGACCGTCTCGCCGATTTGCAGGCTGTTGAGATACGAAACAATGGCCGATTGGATGGCCGTCAGAACTGCGCCGGTATACCCAGTCAGTCCGTGAACCACCATCGTCGCATAGATCGGTACATAGGTTGAAGTCTGGAAACCCATCGTGGTGATTGTTCCGGTAAATGGATCGGTTACGGGAACGCTCTGCGAACCGGCACTTGAGCCGGGGTTGGTCAGAACGCCCAAGCCGCGTTCCTGATAGATGGCTGTGGCGACATTGAGAAGTCCCGCGCTGCCCGCCGTGGAATCGACCTCCACAACCATCGAAATTGAGTGCGGAGGGTTCCCCCACGGGCTGTCTGTTGCTCCGGTCGGATTTTCGATGGAACTTCCCGGCCCTCCCGGTGTAGGAGTGCCCGTGGCGTAGCGTAGCACCCCCGGCACGGCTGCGATGGCTGCGATGGTAGAGGCTAGGCGCGTCATCGACGGCGCGGCCACAGAGAGGGCTTGGCGGGCGCGTAGCTGGGAATCTGCCTCGGTTGGGGTTCCGGGCAGAGCCGCCGATGGGTTGCTTGCTCCAGTCCACCCCGCCGTAGCACCCCCAGAAATAGACGATATGGCCCCTACAGCGGCTTGGATGGCTCCCGCCGTCTGGCAGGTCACAGAAACGACTACGGAGCCGCCTGTGGGGATTGTGACAGTGTAGGGGAGTGCCCAGACGTTGCCTTGCGTGTCTGTGACAAGTCCGTTCGTGATAACGGTTCCCGAAACCCCTGTAATCGTCTCCGGGGCGGTCGAATAGGTTGCCGAGAGCCGTGCCAGTCCGTTCATCTTGACGATGCTGTCCAGGTCGGCTCCAACGGCGGTGACTGGGGAACGGGCGTTGTAGGCAAGCTGCGATCCAAGATTGCAGTCGTAGGCCGCAAGAGCGTCAATCGAGAGTTCCTGATACTTCGCCGTATCTGTACCAAGATAGACAACAGAGGGGTAGATTGCCCGATACTGCGAGATGCGCCATGCAAGGATCGAGGCGTAAGACGGAATCGCCATCCCCGCAACAGGGTCAATAAAAGGGGCAACGTAGGCCGGAACTGTACTCATTGAGTCACCTGTGCGCTCGATCCGGGCGCGTTTGTAATTACAATGCTACCAAACGCAGTTGAGACAATCGCCGTAAAGGTCGAGGCCATCGTTGCCGAGTTGAAGACATAGCTGAAATCGACGATGTTTGTCACATAGGGGCATCCGAGAATGGTCTGCTGAATCAGCAACATCACTCCCTGCTGACTGTTCGGTGAGCCGGTTGAGCCGATGAGCGATTGGAAGAGCGGGAACCCTATGGTCAGATTCTCCCACCACTCTCCAGCCAGCAATCGAAGCGTCGTGTAGATTATCTGCGCGACGGCATCCAAGTCAGTCAGAAACACCGGCCCCGTTCCCGATTCAATGGGATCATTGTTAGGCTGCGAGTTCTGCTGCACGAGTATTGCCGGAGATCCCATTATTGTCCCTTTACTATCTGAGTAGATGATACAGTGGGCATCGTTGGGCCAGCGTACCCCTTAGACACAAGGAAGGGCTGCACGTTGGTCGTGTACCAAGTCAACCATGCTCCGTTGACCAGAGGCTGCGCTGTACCGCTATCGCCCAGCGTGACCACCGGAGCTATCAGGGTGATTCCCGTCTCTGCAAGATCGACCACAACCGCTCCGTCAACCGAGCGAAGTTGCGCCGATGTGGTCGAGTAATTTGGGATTGGATTCGGTTGGCTGCGCGGCCCAAACTCTGCCATCGCGTCCCCGATGGCATGGCGGAAGATCGGGCCTCCTGGCTGCTGATTCACTCCGCCATTCTGCCACCACATATCGAACGCCATATCTTGAAACGAAAGCTCGCACTCATCCCCAATGGCAATAGGGAACGTCAAACAGAATCCGCCGCCGTTTGGAATCTTGATTGGCACGTCATCCAAGATCGGAAGTGTAACCGGAGTAGCGGCACCTTTGACGCGCATCACTTCCTGAATTGCGGGCTGTACGGATACGGTCAACTTGACGGGGTCGAACGCCAACCCTTGCGGATTAGCTACAACAATCGCGGGCATGTGACACCGCAACTCGCACTCGAATTGATGCAGCGCAAGCATGATCGGTGCGCTGCGAACCTTGAGGCGATGCTGGATTGGAGTGCTAGGAAAACTCATCTCATTGTCCTATCGTCGTGCTGCGCGGGTCGTATGTAACGTCTGGGGTAAGTGCCTCGTCAATCATCGCAACCTTTCCGCCGATGCTGGTCAATCCGGTTATCTCAGTCTCCCACTGATTACCCCGACTGTCTCCGCGAAACTGTAGTCCATTTACCTGATATGTTCCCGCTGAATCGAGAATTGCCCTGTATCCTTGCGGGTCTTGCTGCAAACGACGGATGATCGAACTGGAGATATTGACCAGCATCGGCGGATTGACCGATACGCGCAGCCGGGGATCGAGCGCGACTACGAAGTTTACCCCGTTCTGAGTCTGTTGCGGGACTCCAAAGATACCAGTGGTTGATGTATAGGTGATTGTCACCTGATTGTTTGGGTCTTGCGAGAGAGTCGAGATCCCCAGACCAGAGGGCGAGTACCACGATAGCAAGCTGCTTGCCGTCACCATCCGAGATACAACCTTCATCGGATCGCCGAACACAGCGCGAGCGCGAGGCATCTGAGTATTCAGGCCGGGAATGTTATTTTTATGAACCACGGATGACATCGTAGAGGAAAGATTCGGGTCGAGAGTGATGGGGTTCTGTGCCCCCGCTGCCATCTTCGCAATCAGCCCAGCTTGCGTCATCTGCGGATCGCCACGCAGTACGCAGTAGTTTTGCAGTATCTCTCCTATGCCAGTGAAGCACATGAGAGAGACTTTCGAGTCGTACACGTCGGGACGTTCATAAATAACCTCATAGATTTCACCCTCGAAAATAATCCCGAATGGACTGCTTTGCTCTTGATACCCGGCGGCAAGCGTGACCAACGCTCCCTGCCCATAAGCGAGAATCGCCACGGCATCATCGGTCTTCAGATTGAAGAGGTCGATTCGCGCAGTCCAGATTCCCGAACTGTTGTCCAGGTATCCGCTCAAGCTGACCTCGAAGACAATCCGCATCGGCTCAGGGATGTTTCCTAGACCGCTAAACACATACTCCGTTCCGCCCACGTTCGGCGGCGGTTGAATCATCAGACTCCACTTGCGCCCCATCATGGGAATCTGCGACACCGGATTGTATGGGTTCGCGCTCATATCGCAGTGTTGTCCCATAGAAGGACGAACGATCCTCCAAGTTCGTCTGCATTCGGGTAGTCATCCGGCACGTTGCCGAGACTCAAAACGTATGCGCTCCCGATCTTGAGATACCCAAATTGAGCGAGAATGTTTGACGCAGGCCACGCGCCGGTTATGAGCGGGATAGATGAGAGAAGAAGATTGCCCGCTGAGTCCGATACCGACATCACCCAGTATTGCGCCATCTCGCTGTAGGTGATGAATAGCGTGAGACGCAGCACGTTCCCATCGACACTCAGGGACACGTTGAGCGTCTGGTTTGGAGCGTTCGTAATGGGGATGATTTGCGCCATATTAATTTATGTGCCAGATACTTTGGTCTCCCTTTGACCACAGCGAGTTCCATCCGTCTTTTAGGTTGCCCATCACATTCTGCCATCCCCAACTGCTATCCGGCCCTGCGATGCCGTTGTTTACGGCAGGAGTTGCAGCGGCGGAGGGAACACTCGCTCCGATAACCTTTCCCGTAGACTGCTGAATTGCCGCTGGCGAAGGTGCTCCCGTAGAACTTGACGGCATCCCCTGTTGCGCCGTCACTCCTGCGGGAACTGGCGTAGGATTGGTCTGCCCTAGCGTCGTCGTGTCCGTCGTCTGCTGTCGTGCGCTCACCGCTTGGCTTGCCACGCTGAAGAGAAATATCTGCTGAAACTCTACCGTCGCCTCAAGCCCGTAGCGCGTCTTCACAGTATCGAGCGGCTGCACGTCAATGATGAACATATTGGTATAGGTCATCAACCGCGTCGTCACAGTGAGAGGAACGCGAGCGGC